TTTAAACGTAGGGTAGGGGGTGGGCTTGATAATCTGCGGCGAGTGCCACACGATGTCGAAGCTACCCTTTTCGTTTATTTTGCCCAGCATTACATGCCTGTGGGTGTGGTGGTTTTTGGGGTCTATATGTACGAACGCTTTTAAAATGTTAGTGATTTGCTTTTAAAATGTTAGTATGGGGAAAAATATCCTCTTTATCGTGTATTAACTAACATTTTAAGAGCAAAATTTAAATAAATATTTCTTTTTTTTTGATTCAGTTGTTAGAATGTAAAATATTTAAAAATAAAAGGAGTAAGAATGCTAAAGAGAGTACTGAATTTAAAGATAGTGGGTTTTTTAATGATTGGGTGTAGTGGAGTTGCACCGACACCAAAAAAGAATACATATCTGGAATATGACAATACGCACCATGTTGTTGGAGATAAAAATACCGCAATAAAAACGTTAATCTATGAACAAACAAAAAATGGAGGACTGACTAAAAAAATAACATTCCACGTTGATAAATTTCCTTATGAGCGTATTTTTGATTTGTGCAAAGACGAAACGTCTATGTTTTTACAATCTGTAACAATGGATCAAAATGGCAATAAGAAGCCTATCTATAATAAAAGAAATATAGATTGTATGAGCAGAATTAAAATTGATAATGAGGCTGGCTTTGGCGAATATGAACTCGTTTTCTTAGAAGGGTTTGAAAAAATAAAAGTTGATGATTTCGACCTTTTGCTAGCAAGCAAATCTACAAACAAGCAGAGCGGAAGCTATATACCGCACAATAAAACCGAAATAATTGACGCAGGACATATGATCACGAATATGTGGCAAATAAAAGATTGAAAATGGTTTCGTAAAGGTGCTTGCCTACCACTTGCAAACAATTAGTTTGCTAAGTGATAGGAAGTATTTGCATCTAACTTTCCCTCTTCGTTTTCCTCGATTGTTTCTACTATGATTGTACGAACTTCGTCGTAAGAGGTTGCGACCTCGTCGACGCCTCGCAGCATTTCTCTTGTCTCTTCGGACATAGGTATATGTTTGACTATAACTTTTCCCGCTTTGTACACGGGTTTTGCAGTATCGTATACTGCACTACATCCCCCTAGCAAAATAGCCGTAAGCAACATTAATACTTTAAACATCTAAAACCTCCTTAAAAGTTCCCTTGAACGTGATATGCATCTCTTTGTTTTTGATCTTGTTGTGAAAAAAACTTTCCTCTCCTGCTTTAACAACCGCTACAAAGTACTTAGATGCACGAAGCAGTCGCAGCGGCAACGTAAACCAACCCGATCTATCTATTATTATAAGAGATAGATTGAGTAAGAAAATTGCGTCAGCGAAGAGCTTATCTGCAAACGTACGACCTTTTGCATACATCCAATCGTGAATACAGCATGCAATGCGCACATCTAAGCCATACATCGTATTTGGCACGAGCTTGCCGCTTAAATCCAGCTCCGAACCGCAACCATTACAGTTTGCTTTGCGCTCGCTTTGCGAAGCGGTCCAAAATTCGAGCGGAGCGTATAGTTTTAGGCTAGAACGCAACTGCATCTACGACCTCCCGCCACTGGGCTTCGGTCGGAATATCCACGAGTGTGCTTTGCCACGCGCGAACCGCTTCCCATACTTTTGCTGCAAATTTTATAAACCTGTTTGCAATCTCGTAATGCGCTGAATCGGGATTAATTGCATACTTCGGAAATGCATCTATGCTTGCGAAAGCAAGCCCCGTTTCTTGATTGTATGCTTGCACTTTGGCATCTATATACGCAGTCGTAAGCCGTTCGAATTTTTTAACCGTATCGCTAAGAAGTTCTTGTTGTGTGCGAAAATCTTTGACTATGAACTTTTCGTTTTCGTAGCAATTTGCATTAGCACAAACTGCTTCTTGCCAAATCTCGTCAGACACTCTAATGCTTTGGATCGGTATCGTTGTATGTATTGTGTCGTCGTACCACGCGATTATTTTTCCATTCTCTTGTATGTGTGCGTATTTCATTGTTCTACTTCCCGAATGCTATATAGTTAAATCGAACACCGAATGTACCGCTTTGTGTTGAAAAGCCATTTTTCGTTTGATTGAAAACTTGTATTGGAGCATTGGCTCCATAGGCTACACCTTGGTTTTGTGTAGTAACTACGGCGAAACAGGCATTTGGAAATGCGATTGGAAAAACTACCGGATTGTTTGAATCTCTATCCACTGAAGTAGCCCATTGGTAGATGAAACCATTCGTGAGTTTAAGATAACCCGAGGTAGTAAGACTACTAGCCGCTTGATAAGCTCCTATGAGTTGAGCAGGCGTCCATTCTAAATCTGCACCGCCATTTACGGACTTGGCTGTTCCTGCAATCTTTATATTCCGAGCTGCTCCCCATTTTGCAGTCGTTATGTCTGCACTGCCGTCGAACGCGGTGCCATTTATACCTCTTGGCGCGGCAAGCCCAAGAGCTTTCCCATCCGTTCTGCCCGTACCTCCCCTTAGAGCAGGCAACACTCCGCTCGTAATCTTTGCAGCGTCGTGGGCGGCGGGTGGAAACTCCGCGGGCTTGCTAATTATCGTATCCCAAGAGAGTGTGTTACTCTCGATTTGTTGCAAGTAAGCGAGCGCCAAATCTTTAATGTCGATTGTGTCTTGCTTTGCAGCAAGTGCGACGTCGGCACTGCTTGCCGCCTGAGCAGCCTTTGTTGTTGCAGTCGTAGCTGCGCCTACCGCACTTGTTTCTTTTGCATTTATGTTCGTCTCAGTGTTGTTGATCTGCCCTCTGGCTGTTTCTAGCTGCTGCGAAAGCGTTTTTAAAGCAATCAAAAACGCTTCGACTTTACCTCTATATACAAGTTCATCGACCTCTTCGCTGCGAAGCGGGGCGGGTGGGACTTGAGATATTTCCTGTGTTACTGCCATCTTTTTTTTCTCCTTTTAGTAGATTTGCTCTATTTGTATTTCCAGTGCAACGCGATGCTTATGCGTGTATAGTATTTCGAAGTCTCTATAGATGCCGAATACGACCGCTGCATCCATATCCCCGACGTCGTCCGCAATAAATAAAACAACCTGCGCACGAATTTGACTTAGATACTTATATATACGACTCGTCGAAGCGTTGTCGACCCAGATTGTAAAACTTCCTTTTTTTGCATATCCTCGCTCAGTTATAAGCGGATCGCCGAATTCATCTTCGGTTTTGATGGAGTAGTCTTTTATTCCGAGCCGAAATTCTGTTTGCGTCCGTCCAATACTAAGAGCCTCCGAAACTAGGAGATTGCCTATCGCAACATTTGCGCTCGAATGCGATACGACAAGCTTTACTTTTTTAATGCTCTCCGGACGGTCGATCCGGAAAAAGAATTCATCATTTAGCAAAAACGAAGCATAAAAATACTCCCATATATTTCTGGTCTCCGCATAGAGTTGACTAAAGCTCTGCTCGCCAATTATTATGTCTGCATGGTCGTAGAGAGTTACGTTTACTTGTTCTGCGACAAGCCCCGACATCGAGATTATGTTTTGTCGCAAAACCCCGAGAATGATCTCTACACTTTGCGTGCCGTTTGAAGCTTGTGTGCTAAGACGCATATCTGTAAGCTTTTCGATGTTTGCCGCATCGAGGTCCGTGGACAATATGTTTAATTCCATCTGCGGGGCAATTTTCACGCAGTCCCCCTTTGCGGCACTCCTAAGTAGTCCCACTCTTCCATAAGTTTTGCAAGCCTTTTTGTAACGATAAGTATCTCCCTTGCTATAACCGTCTGCTCGTCTGAGTTGTCTTCTAGTTTTTGCGTGTTAAGCGCGAAGCGGTCTTTAAGGGGCACTATTGCCTCCGGGTACCCCGCTTCCCCCACGAGCCCAACCGTTGGACGCGTAACGATGCCGCCGTTCGCGAACGGGACGACGTCTATGACGTTGTTTGCGTAGCTTATGCTAAAGCCGTTGCTTCCCGTATTTGTAGCTATTTCCGCTAAAAGAGCGCGCTGCAGTTCTTCGTTCGCAAGAATATCGCCAAGCAGCAAAACCTGTGCGTCAACTTCTTTTGCCTGCGCACCGAAATCAAGCAGATCGGCAACTTCGTTAACCGCGTGTTGGTATTCCTCTCTTGTTCCCGCCGTGAGCTTTGCTTGCGCTAAATAATTGTCCGCATATTTTTGCAGATCCGAAACGCTTTGTGCGACCATTTGCGAATCTGCTTTCGCGCCTTTTGCGAGCTCATCGTTTAAAACTGACGACGTCCCCGTTAATGCTGCAAAAAGATCCTCTTTGTTTTGTGCAGTAAATTCGCTAAAAAGAAGATTTTTTCTATACTCTGCGAGCCCCTTGAGAGATGCTTGCAAGCTGTTAAAAAACTCTACGTAGATATCTAAACTGCTTTTAGCTTTTACCTCTGCTTCGCTAAAAACTTCCGCTGCTTGTTTGCTTAAAACAATAAGTCTTCCATAGAGCTCTTGCCCTTCCGCGCTCGTAGTGTCTACGCTCTCTAAAAGCTCCCTAAACGCGGCTGAGGATTGCGGCATAGCAATATCCATACGCCCGAACTCTTTTGCCAGCTCTGCACGAGCGTATTGCAGCTGCTCCTCTTGTGTTAAAAATTCCGACATATAGGTACTTAAAGACTTTGAGAATGCATCGACACCTCCTGCCCCCCTAAACATCTCGGAGGTTAGATTTGCCGCGTCTTGCTTGGAAGCAGTTAACATGCTTCGGATATCTTCGAGCGCAACATAGGTTTCGTACAGGTCGGATACGCTACCGTCGAGCGTGCGAAGAATTTCGAGGACGCCGTTGTTGAAGCCATATGCTGCACCGTCCGCGCGGCTGATGGATTCGTAAAGTGCTTCAAACGCAACGTCTGCATTTGTGTTTTCGATATCGTAGTAGCTTATGTGCTCGAAAATAGAACCGAGTCGGTCGGAATAATACGATGCGGTCTCTATCCCCGTAGCTACGCGCATAAGCGTTTCGTACATCCCTTCACCGACTGCCTGGAACTCAAACAAGTAGTCTTTAACGTACGTGTCCGGCTTAATCTGCTTTTGCAGGTTTGCTATTTGCGGGTTAATAGTCCAAGCAGAAATCCAAGCTCCCCACGGCATCTTTGATAAATCTGTTTTTTGTTTATTTAGTTCGGCTATTTGGGCATTTACTTTGCTATTGTCCGCTTTTATGACTGTCGTAAAGAGCTGCTCTACAAACTTATCGGACTGCGTGCTAAATGCTTCTTCGAGTTTTTCTGTTATCTTATCTCCGCTTAGCCCTTTTAAATTTATCGAGCCGATTGTTACGGGGAGTTGATTAAGCTGTTTTAACACATCTTTACCCAGCACATCCGAAGCCATAACTATCGTATCGCGCATGCCCCCGAAGATCGTTTGGAAAGTTTTAGCGAGCTGATCGTCGATTTCTTGGTATGTAGTCGTGCTCCAATACGAATACGAAGCAGAGCCTTTCCAGTCTTTAGACATGGACTCGTAAGCCATGCTCTGAAACATAAGCCCCTCAAAATTTTCGATCAAATCTGCAAGAGTTTGGGCTCTAAAAGCTTGTTGCGAACGAATATCGCCGTAGTGCGCACCCGCAGCTGTATAGCTTTTGCCCGCCTGTGCGTTGCTCGTACCAAACCCGATCCCTGAATTTGCGAGCATCTGCCAGTTGTAGCCGCCGCCTCCGAGCCCTAACTTTTCCAAACCCTTATTAAGCAAGTCAAACGGCGCTTTAACAAAAGGAAGAATCGCATCAAAATACGGAATTTTATCAAGCGTCGAAAACGCTTTGTCGATGCCACCCGCAATAGCTCCGGACACTTTATTTCCGATTAACGCGTCGATACCCAGTCCGATCCCTCCGGTGAAAAAAGCCACCGCTCCGCGCGATAATCCTTTGCTGCCGATATACCCACCCGCAACTTCGCCGTCGTAATACGTCTGCCCCTCTTTTGCGCCTACACCGAGCGCGAAGCCTGCATTGCGAAGAATATCCCTAGTAGCGCCCGCTATGTTGCTATCTATATTTCGGAGGTGATATGCCATTTGCGACAACACGGCAAACTCCGGCTTTGCATATTCTTCTAGCACTTCTAGTGCATTAACAATAGACTTGCTTTGTTTGTCTCCGCCTCCTAGAACAGTCGTATTTGCGTCCGGGTGAGCTATCGTAGCCATGTAGCTAGACGGGCTGCCACCGCCGCCGCTTACCATAATCCCTAGCGATGCCAGCATCGCCGCAACGGTTGCATACGCTGCAATATTCCCCGGAAAAGGAGCGGTAAGTGCATTGGCAAGAGCCGTGGTGCCGTACATAGTTTGCTTGCTTGTCTCCGTGCTGAGCACCATTGCCAAATCAGCAAGCCGTGCGGTTTGATTTACAACCATAAGCGCTCGATCGATCTCTGCTTGTTTTTTGCGGCGCTTATCTCCCTCTTCGTAAAACTCCGACATTAGTCCTTTTGAAGTATTGTAGAGCTCCCCGAGGTTCGACACCGCTTCTTGCTGTGCCTGCGCCGATTCTTTATGCTTTAGCTTCTCTTCGACGCCGTCGATCTCTTTTGCCCAAGCTGCATAAAAAGTTTGCATTTGCGCTGCATCGAAAATGCCTTGTACCGCCTGCTCCATGGATATAAAACGTGCGTTTATATCTTCTACCTCTGCACCCCACGGGTCGACGATAGCTTTTGCTTGTTTTTTTAGAGCTGCTTCTTTTTCGTATGCTTCTTGCGCTATTCGCGCGCTCTCTTCTTGTAAACCGCGCAGTGCATCTGCTCTCTCTTTTGCATCTTCGTCCGCATACTTTTTACGTATCGCCGCGGCTTCCGCATTGGAAGCTTCGGTAAGTTTTGCAAGCATCTCGGCATCGTTTGCATAGAGCGCTTTTTTATCTCTGTATGCGTGTTCGAGCTGCTTTAGCTCTCGCTCAATGCCGCTTGTTTTTAGAAGTGCTATTTTGTCGAGGAGGGCTTGTTCGTCTTTTGTATATTGCTCCCTTAGCTTTTTTGTTTCTTCAAGTTCTTTTTGTTTTTCTTTTTCATACTCTTTGAAAATTTCAAAACTCATTGCGTCAAGTGTACTCGTATCTGCTTCGGCAACAGTCTTCACTTTTTTAACGAGAGAATCTTCATTTGCAAGTGCTTTTGCTTTTATATCAAGCTGTTCAATCTCTTCTTTTATTTTTGCGATTCTATCAGAGCGTATTTTCTTGTCGGAATTCCACATAAACTTCGTGTTTTTATCGAGTTCTTCTTGTAGATCACGCTCGAGCTGTAAGCGACGGATGTTTATATCTTCCTCTGATCTTATATCTGCAATGTCTTTAAATTGGATAAGGAATGCTTTGAGTTCTTCTCGATATTGACTTAGCCAACCCGTCGCCTCTTTGATCTCTTGCTTTGTTGCCTCAAACGTATCTTTTGTCATAACGCCCGTAAGCATTTCCCATTCGTTGCGCAGATTCGATACAGCAACTTCCATCGTGTCGACCGCAGTAAATTCCGAAAAACGGTCCTTGAGAAGTCTGACGACGTCGCCGCTTTTTTTGAGCTCTTCGTTCGTCAGACCAAGCCCACCTAAAAACCTTCCGAAGTCGCTTGACACTTCGACCGTTCCCGTTGCCAATCCGTCTACGCCTGCCAATAGGGCGTTAAACTCTATTCCTGCACTTCCTGCGGCGATAGAGATCTTTTTTGTAAGCTCAACCATGTCTCCTGTAGATGCACCTGCTTGTTTCATGGAGACATACATCGCTTTGTAAATCTGGTTTGTTTCACCGAGTGTGTGCGGTGTTTCTGCATTTATCCTTGCCAGTTGTGCAGCAGTTGCAGTGGCTTCTTTTTGGGCTATTTCGTATTTTTTTGTAACACTTAGCTGCTCACCCATTGCAGATACATTAGAGCTCGTAGCTACATTCAACGAGGTTAGCCCTGCAATTGATTGTTCCATCGCTTTGTTGTACGCAAACCCGGTTCCCACAACCGCATCGAAAGCTTTTTTTATAACGTAAATAGAAGCGGCGCCGTGCGCCATATCCTTGAGCCTTTTGGTAAAACTATCCGTATTGTTATCTGCTTGGTTTACACTTTTTGATAGCTCTCTAAAATTCCCGTCTATGACTTTAATAGCACCTGTCTGGTTGTTGATGGATATTTTGATTTTAAGTTCTTTTTCCATGTGTGCTATAATCCTCTTATGACTTACTTACTTGATCTTCTTTTATCTATCTTGATTGTTTTTTTTAGCTTTGCTCTTGCGGTTGTGCTCACGCAGCCTCTATGGCTTTTACCCATAGTTCTTCGCTTTTGGTATATTTTTTATGCGAAAAAGTCATACGAGTAGATCACTCCCTCGCATACACTTCCGCACACACTCTTTTTAAAATCCCGAACGTCTCTATGCGCTCAAGCTCAACTTCGTCACAGTAGTCTTTAACGACGTCGTAGTTCACATCGGCACCGAAGCCGTTGGAGTAGACGCTTAAGCGAAAGAGCTGCACGATGTGCATCTCCCACTCGTCGCCGAGCTCTACTCTAAAAATCCCGTTATCTTTCCCCGCACTTTTAAGAAAAGAGATAACGTTCTTTACTTTTTTTCTCTCTCCTCGGCTACAAGTTTGCCAAGTTCTACGAAGAGCTCTCTATACGCTACACCGTGCGTCTCCACAACGCTCTTTAGTGCTTCTTTGTCGGCACCGCTTACGAGTAGATCAAAACGCTTCTTAAAAAGCGACTCTAAAGCCTCGTCGATAGATGCACTCCCCGCATCAAGATCGCCAAGCTCTTTGCGCAGCGTATGCAGCTCGCGGTTAAGCTCTTTTTGCTCCCAGAGAAGTTTCGCTTTATCTACAAGTCCCACTTCTTTTAGAAGCTGCTTGTTTAGTTCGTACTCTTCCGTTTTTTCCGCAAGCTTCGCACTCAGAGCATCACGCAATTTAAAAGTTTCCAAACGCGACTCGGAGAGAGCTTTAAGCTCCTCTTTGTCTTGCTTTTTGGGTTCGCTCAGAACCACGTTAAACTCCCTTTCGTCGATCGCGATCGTCACGTCGTATTTCGTCTTAATCATCTCTCACCTACGCTTTGGGGATAAAGTACTCTTTGAAGTACTCGCCGTTGCTCTCTAAAATCTCGCCCTCGAAGGCGATTTTTACATGTTCTGAAGCAAAGTAGTCGCGAATGTCTCCAGACGGTGTGAGCACACACATAGGCACTTCTAGCACAGGGTTGGAAGTTCCTGTAACATTCACGCCGACGATGCGCACTTTCCCCTCGATAAGCGGAACCACGCCCCCGCTGATTACGGGGATGATTGTTTCGACCGTCGCAACCGTACCGTCGGGGAGCGTATCGCCGATAGCAAACGTCTCGCTTGAGAGTGTCCCGAGCATTGCAAGCGCCATGTTCTCTTTAGAGACGTTTTGGGTCGTAAAAGAGATAGAAGCCGAAACCTCTTTAAGCACTTTGTCGACTTTTTTATCAAACCCGGTATCACGGCTCATTGCATCTACATAAGAGGGAGCGATCTTTAGCTTCGCTTCTTTGATCTCACCGATCTCTCTCTCGGTACCGTATGCTCCGTTCGTGTACGGGGTAAAGTAAAGCTTACCGCCCCCTACATATCTTTCGATATCTGCCATCTTCTAACTCCTTAATTTTCTTTTACAAGCTCGGCTTGTTTATTCTTTACGAGAGTCGCCGCAGCGCTCTCGCTCACTTGGCATGTCTGCCCCACGGCGACACGCTTGCCGCCATCACCTCGAAGCACCACGAGTGCTTTTACTTTTACGAGTTTTTCAGCCATCTATACATCCCTTCTAAAATCAATCTCGACTCTTATGTTACACGCCACAAAATAGAGCTGCGTATTCTCAAAAGCTAAAGCCTTTACCTCTTGCCAATCGATCTTGGCATGTTTAAACGAGCGTATGCGAAGATCATCGACTACGCCCATCACGCCGTTTTCTCTCGTGTAGCTGTTTGCCGCTACGACGATCGTAAAATGCACTTTATCCTCTACGACACTAAAAGGTTTCGCACCGTCAAAGAGCAAGTAGATGCCGTTTTGCTTAATCTCGGCTCCCGAGGCGACTACGATCGCTTCGGGCACATAGGCTTCTACGACCTCAAAAGCTTCTACATATCCCATTCGCTCCCCCTATCCCCTGCGCTAAAATAGCTTGTGGGTTCCAGCGTCACCGCATCGATCTTCATCTCATCCGCTTTTTTAATGATAAAAAGCATCTGCTTCTCTTCAAACTCACTTAGCTCGGTTTTTAGATTTAGCTTGAGTCTTATCAGGGCTAGATCCAGCAGCATCGTCTGCGGAATCGGTTTGCTCCCGCTCAGCTCCATCGCTTCCGTTAGGCTCTCCAGACACAGCTCCGTCGTCACCTCCGATAGGTTGTAAAGACTCCTCTGCGCTTTGGCTAGGAGCTTGTTCGTCAGTTCCTCCATTTAGCTCTCCTTGTGTTAGAGACTCCTCTGCGCTTTGGCTAGGAGCTTGTTCGTCAGTTCCTCCATTTAGCTCTCCTTGTGTTAGAGACTCCTCTGCGCTTTGGCTAGGAGTCTGCTCTTCGTTTTTCACACCCGCAAGCTTTGCGCGGATTGTATCGATGCTAATATGTGCCATCCTACACCGCCTTTCCGCTAAATCTGTAAGCGAGCTGCCATAAGCCGTAACCTGCGTTCATAAAGCTTTTAACACCAAATAGCGCATGGTCTTTCATAAACTTGGCGTCGTCGCTCGACTCAAAGATCCCGTCTTTTGCTACTTGCAAAATAAAAGGTTTGAGGGGTTTAGAGATATCCAGCATGAACCACTCTAAGCCCTCAATCTCAGGTAAGATAAGATAGCTCATCATCTTGTATGTCGGGTTGTTTTCACCGTTTGCTTTGCGTTCTTTGTCGATCGCCTCGATCACATTTGCAAGGTTAAGAGGTCCGCATACGATCATGTTTGGATTAATACGCATCGTTTTACCCTTAGCGTTTTTAATACCGCTCATAAAAGTACGCCCAAGGATAATGTTGTCGGAGTTAAGCACGCCTAAGCTCATGTTTGCATATGTATCGGTTCCCATTACGTGGTCTGCCGCAAAGAAGTTTTTGCCGTCATAGCAAAGAGCCGCATTTCCGTTTACGAGCACTTCGGCAACCAGCTCACTACCAAACAGCTTAGAATTTTGAGCCATTTGCTCGATAGCAGGTTTGTAAAGACCGACTTTGTCATATTCAATATGGATGCTCGGAACCGTCACGGACGCTTCAAAAAGCTTGTTATCAAGCGCATAGCCGAAGTCTTGTAAAAGCTGCACATCGCGATCGCCGATCCACTCTTTCATGTTCGGGAAGTTACCCAGCCATACATACTTCTCACTCAAGTCGTTGCTCTTCACCTCGGTTGCCAGCTGCTTCGCTTCGCTGTTTGTGTCGTTAAACGTTTTTTGAAAGATCGATTTAAAACCGATACTCGTTTCTTCAAATGTTGCCATTATTTACTCTCCTCTTTAGATTTTAAGTACTCTTCGTGACTAAGCCCCAAAAGGTCGGCGACTTTTTTGTCGTTCTCGCTCAGAGTCACTTTTTTCTCGTTCTCTTCAAGCTCAACTTTTTTAAACACGACTTGCATCTTCGAGTTCATCTCCTTAATGGCAGTCGTAAGTACTTCCACCTCATTTTTAAGGTTCTCTTCTACCTTTTTAACATCATCTGCAACCACCGCAGGTTTTGCGTCTCTAAGCGCTTTTACTTCGTTTTTAAGATCGTCGATCTGTTTTTTAAATTCTTCTAACTCTTCCAACTTTTCTTCCTTTGTTTTTTCATTCAATGCTGTATTAAGCAGGTTCGGGCGATTTACAAGCCCCACACTGTCCAAGCCGATTACTTTTCTGTTAGCACCCATAACATACACAGGGGAGAGATATCGGTAGCGTTTTTTACCCACAAACTCCTCACCCATGTCGTTAAGTTCCATGTTTGCATAAATGCCGTCTTCGCGAAGTTCCATGCTTGCTTTGTCAAACCATCCAGCGGCAGATGCCAAAGAGTGGTTCTCGTCGAGCGGGATATCTAAGCCGTTTTTAGCAATCGACTCTAGTAGTAAAGCCCCGTCTATCTCAAAGCGGCGACCGTCGGCTCCCACTACGCTTCCTATAGGAGAGATTTTTATCTTCTCCTCTTTTTTGTAGTTTAGTTCGAGTATCTGTTTTAGTTTTACGCCATCCAAGCGGTCCTCCGTTTTTTTGATTTTTTGAGTCTTTTCTAACCGTTCGCTGCAATTATGGAGCAAAAAAAATAGCGTTTTGTCCAAATGTATACAGCTGGAAAAAGTACATTAAAAAGAGTGCAAAAATGTCGCAAACAAAGGGTTAAAATGAAAGAGAACACAAAAACAAGAAGCCAAAAGGCGCAAGCAAAGAAACTTTTTTTAGAGGGTAAAGGGGTGAGTTATATCGCTACGGCTCTCTCTATATCTCGTGCGACCGTGTACGCATACAAAAAGGCAGACTTTGAGCTTGGAATCGATTGGGATGAGTTGGCGTATGCATCTGCTATAGACCCGGAGGGAACACGCCTTAATGAAAAAGAGTTCTTAGCTACCCTCATAAGAGAGTTTGAAAAAGCACTCAAAGAGCTAGATACCTTAGAAGACCACGCACAAAAGCTCACGCTCTTAAACGAGTACGCAAAAAGCTACTACCGCCTCAAAGCCCCCATGAAAAACGACTGTAAAAGCGCAGTACTCGAAGCAACTTCTAAGACCATCTACACAATCAGCCAACTAGCCCTAGAAGCCGACGCCAAAGAGACGCTCACATTCTTGGCGCAAAATTCTGACAAAATCATCGAAAGCGTGTTGCGAAAATGACGGACAAGCTCACCATCGAGGAGCTACGCCTCCACCTCAAAAGCTTAGAAAAACTCGCAGACAAAGAGCGACCATATAGAGTTTCAAAGGCTCAGGGAGATTTTCGCTACGCCGTGCAGACCTATTTCCCGCACCACGTAAGCGAGATAGAACATTCAAAATTTAGAAATGAGTTTTATGATGAGTGTGAGCTGCTTTGCGAATATAACAGAAAAATGAGCTTTGAAGCTTACAGGGGTGCGGCAAAGACCACGCTCATCTCAAGACTTCACACGCTCTTTAAAACCGCCGTCCAACGAAAAAAGCGACATGCCATCATCATCTCTTCTACCATCGACGTAGCCAAAGAGACGCTTGATTTTATAAAAACAGAGCTAGAAGATAACGAAAGGCTTAGAGCCGACTTCGAGATTCGCCAAGGCGACGTATGGAGTAGCGAGGAGATTATCTTTTATAGTGGGGAGTTGAAGTTTCGTATAAAAGTCTACGGTGCAGGCAAAAAGATCAGGGGTGCCAACTGGCTTGGTTATCGTCCCGATTTGATCGTGTGCGACGACATCGAAAATGACGAGAACGTAGAGAGTAAAGCACAAAGGGAAAAACTTTACAAGTGGTTTATTAAAGCGATCATGAAACTCCCAAGCCGTCAAAGCAGGGACTACAACATTATAGTTGTCGGAACCAAACTCCACCACGACGGTTTCTTGAGCCGCTTACAACAAAGAAGCGACTTTGTAAGTTTTCGCTATCCGCTTGTTTTAGAGTTCCCAAGCAACCTTGACGAACTTGACAAAGAGCAAGTCGGCGACATCGATGTCGTCGACATGCTTTTGGATGACGAGAGCCTCGATAAACTCGAACTGCTAAAAGAGTACCTCGAAGACAAAGACTCTTTTATGTCTGAGTTTCAAAACGAACCGCTCTCTAAAGAGGGCACCACCTTTAGCGATTACGCACTGTTCGACGGTATGCCTCCATGCCAAAGCTTCACGATCGGTATCGACCCGGCACTCGGTAAAAGCTCAGGCGACTACTTTGCTATTACGCTTCTTGGCTACGACGGTAAGAAGTTCTATGCAAGCACAAAGATGTACCGCATCAAAGCCACGCTCATGATCGACAAAATCATCGCACTCTACATCGACACGCTACGCTACGGCGTACCGATTAAGATCGCTATCGAGACGGTGCAGTTTCAAGAGTTCTTTAAGGACACGCTAGACGATAGAAGCAAGAGCATCGGCTTACACATGCCGATCGTGCCGCTTAAAAACACGGTCAATAAAGAGCTGCGCATCGACGGTATCGCTCCGCTTATTAATAACCACACGATTTTAATCGACAAAAAAAGCCTCATCCTTATCGACGAACTCGACACCTATCCCAAGTCGGCACACGACGACGGGCTTGACTCTATCGAGATGGCATACCGCATAGCGAAGAAGCCCGCATTCGATTACAAAGAGGCGCACAAACACCTCAAAAGCAAAGAAGCTAAAAACAAAGCCCTACAAGCTCTTTTAAGCTCTTAGGTAAGTAAAGGTACAAAAAAATGAAAAGAATGATTTTTAAACACGTTTTAAACGGTAATAACAACACATTAAGGATTAAAAGATGGATGTAAAAGAAGTAAGAAGATTGTTAACTCCAAAAGGAGAGTACACAAAAACAGAGCTGGAGAACTACTCCGAGCTAAGTGCAGGAAAGATAAAAGTAGCCATTACGCAAAAGAAGCCCGTCTATACACTGCCGCTCTTTAACCTCATAGAGGACAAAGATACAAGCGTAGGCAGCGAGGTAGAAAAACGCATAGGCTCTATCGAAAATAAGTTCTATACCCACAAAGCAGGCGAGGGATTTGACGCAAGCGTCGAAGAGATCATCAAAGCCGCCGTACATGCCAAGCTTTTTGGCATCAGCGTCGTGGAGCTTTACTTAGACGAGAGCAACAACTTTGCGTTCGAGTTCATCCCAAGGGAGTACTACTACCTTGAAGAAGACGTGCTCTACTTCAAAAAGGGTAAAACAAAGTTCAGACCCCAAGAGCCGAAGTTCTACACCATCACCCACAAGCCCGTGCTACTAAGAGTGCTTTGGGTGGTCTATGCTAAACACTTTGTGCTTTCGCATTACCTCAAGTTCGCGGAGTTTTTGGGTGTGCCTCCGCTCATAGGAAACGCACACAGTTCCGACGCGGACGTGATCGACGGCATGGCACAAGCGGTTAAAAATATCAAGAGTGCATCCTATGCCGTTTTAGGACCCGAAGATATGCTCAAAGTGCTTGAGGGAAAGGGGAGTCAAGCAGACTTTTTGGAGTTCGTGCGCTATGTCGATACAGAGATAGCAAAAGTGATCAACGGTGCATCATTGGGCAGCAACGTGGCTAAAAGCGGCTCGTATGCCCAAAGCCAAAGCCACGAGCAGAACCGCGACGAGATCGTAAAAGCAGACGTGAAGTTTGCTACCCGCATCGCAAACAAGCTCTTTGCAAAGATAGGCAAAACGCTCGATCTCAATATTCAGATCGAAAAAGATGTTAACTTGTTGCAGCGCGCGCAGACTTTGCAAATCTTAAGCAACATAGGCTACTCCATGTCAAATGAGCAGATCGCCTATGAGTTTGATCTGCCGCTGCCACAAGAGCCAAACACCCGCCTAAGCAAGAACGCCAAAGAGACTCTGCCCATCGATGCCATAGACGCACACATGGAGTCAAAAAGCTTTAACGACTCTTTAAGAGCACAAGAGCAAGAGATTTTAGAGACTATCCAAAACCTAGCTAAATCGTGCGAGAGCTACGAAGAGGTGTACGAAAAGCTTCAAGAGCACTATGCCACGATGGAGTTTAAGCGCCTTGACGAAGCGATGTTCAAAGCCATAGCAAACAACCTTATAGTAGGAGCTGTAGATGGAGAATAGAATCGTACGCATAGAAGTCAAGCTTGAGATGATGGAGAAGACGCTGGAGAAAACGGTCAACATCCTAGAAGAGCTAGTAAAAAGCGAGGTATATAATCAGGAACTCAACAAGCGACTTGCAAAAGTGGAGAACTCTCTCGGTCGTCTTAATTGGATGGTAATCACCTCCGTCTTCGGTGCCGTGTTGGCACTTGTTGTAAAGGGCTAAACCATGCCCATAAGCTACGACTTCACAAAAAGCCCCGATGAGCTTGTGGAGTACTTAAAAAGTAAGAAGCTCGAACTTACATTTAACTATGAGGAGATGCTCCATGAAGCACACCAAAAAGCTTTTACCGTTGCAAAAATCACTAAACTTGATCTGCTATCAGATATTCATCTCTCCCTTCAAGAAGCACTTGCAGAGGGGAAGCCATTTTCACAATGGAAAAATGAGATACAACCCACACTCGAAAAGAAAGGGTGGTGGGGCGAGGTAGAAGCCATAGACCCGCGAACGGGTGAGGTAAAAGATATCTTTGTCGGCTCACGCAGGCTACGCACCATCTACGACACCAATATGAGAACAGCCTATGCAAAAGGTCGCTATGAGGCGCAAATGGATAGTGACGGCGAGTACTTCGGATACTTTGCGACACTAGACGGTGCAACGCGTCCTCACCATGCGAAGCTTCATGGAACCATACTCCCAAAGACAGATAAGTTTTGGGATAAAAACTATGCGCCAAACGATTACTTATGCAGGTGTAAAATAAGAGTGTACACCAAAGCCGAGCTAGACGCCAGAGGTCTCAAACAATCAAGCTTTAGACCACCCGACGTTGCAAGTAAATCTTTTGCTTATAATCCCGGGGATACTTCTTACGCAATAGAGCAAGCCTACTATTCGAAGATAAACGCATTACGATGCAAAAGCACAAATGCAAAAACAAAAGAGGTTCTCTGCCCCTTTGTAGACACGGCGAAAGAGAGTTATAAAAACGATATGCAGACATTGCTACCAACGAAAGAGGAGTGGGGCGATTTTATAGATAGGGCGCTAAACACGAATATAAAGAGGCACGAGAAGATGCGACTAGGCTACTTAAGCATGATTGTAGGTTTGGAAAAGCTGTTTGAAAAAACACTGCCGCAAAGTGATCTTATACTTGCAGATACGGGAAGTATTCGCAATCTAAAGGCAAAGGGCGAAGAGAGTGTCGCAAAGATAAAAAAGACGGGACAAAAGAACACTTTGACAACCGAAGATATAAAAGAGCTCTTTGGGATTATACATACACCAGAGGCAGCCTATATGGATGCACACCTGCTTCTTATATACGACTTACCAAGCAAAGCGAAAGTAGTAATAGGCATAGATGCGGGGGATAAAAAAAGTATCTACAATGTTATCCATAGCGGGCAACTGTACGAAGCAAAAGATTTAGAAAGATTGTTAGAGGGGAAAGAAAGGATATTTTAGGCAAATAGGCGGGATTCGAACCCGCGACCGAACTTAATCTGTTTTACCGCTAAACCTACTATTTGCCTTTCAAAAATTATACCACAAAACAAAGGATAAACCATGCCCATAGAGATTCAAGGTTTAGAGGAAATTCAAAGCAGCTTAAACAAGCTCTCACAAACCCTAGCACCCGTGCAGATGAAAACCACCATGAACACTATAGGAAACATGGTGCAAAACGTAACAGAGGAGAGTTTTGAAAAAGAACAGAGCCCGTGGGGGGAGAAGTGGGAAAAGCTAAAAGATGCAACACTTAAGCATAAGTTAAAAAAAGGGAAGAGTTCAAAGAAGTTGCGTTTTGAGGGGGATTTGTCGGATAGATGGCTCACACATGCCGATGCGGCGAGCGTAACGGTTGCGTCGAATGTCAAAAGCCCAAAGGGCTATCCATACGGTGCGGTGCATCAGTGGGGTAGTAAAAAAGTACCTGTAAGAAGATTTTTTCCTGTCGATGAGAGTGGAAGATTAGAGAGTGGATTGCAAAAGCAGATAGAGGATTATTTGGACAGGAAGATAGAGGAAGCAGTTAAGTAACAACTCTTATGCACTAACATTTCAAAAACAAAATATTAATATTTTTTTTAGATTGTTTGGATAGAATTTGACCGTACAAGAAGTTACTCCTTGTCATTTAGTTAGGCTATGGTGGTAAAATATAGAGGTTCCAAAAGGTGTGGTAGCCTTTGGCTCCAAGTGAAATGTCGTGTTTCAAGCTCAATCACTTTTTTAGGTGGTTGGGCTTTTTTTTTGCCTTTT